TGCGGCTGCCGTTGCTCCCTGTGCGGTCGCATCTACGGTCGTAGCGACACCCTCGGCGACATTCTTGCCGACATCCCCGATTGCATCCATGACGGTAGAGGCTGCATCCAGTACTGCATCGAGCGTATCGAGTGCCTTGCCGACGCCATTTGCAACATCATCCGAGAATATAGATGCAAGGTTCTGCGCCCGGCCTCCAACATCGGAAATCACGCCTTTGACATTTCGGAGCTGGGTCGCAAAACTTTTGTATGAGTTGGTGATGTTATTCCGAGCGTTCAATGCCTGCTGTTCGGCCTGCATATTGTGCGTGGTTGCATCAGCAAGATTTTTCTTTGCCTGCGCTAACCTTTCTTCGGATTCCGCATATTCTTCGCTTTCGGCCGATAGCTCCCCTCTGCTTATCTGCCCGCGGAGGGCCTGCTCCTCGGCAAGGGCGGCATTGTATTCCTGCTGCGCCGTTGTGAGAGCTTCTTGCGCCGTATGCCACTCTTGCAATGCGGTAGTGAACTCCGTTTTGGCGTCGCCGATGTCTTGGATTGACTTATGGAGCGCGACAAAAGGATTTCGGGAGGCGATTTCATTTTCCATTTTTGAAATAGCCTCCTGAATATCTTTGATCTCAATAAATTTCATAGAGCCTTTATTGCTCTCGAAATAGGCTTTGACCTTATCGAGTGCATATTGCAACGATGAAATAGATTGTTCACCTAAATTCCCGAAAACGCCATCCCAGTTGATCGAATCTTTCAGGTTCTCGAATTTTGCATCTTTAATCGCATTTTCCAGCTCTTTACGCAGGGACAATTTCGCTCCCTCGGTAGTCGCATCGGTTATTTTGCGATTATATTCTTCGGTCAGGGCGAGTACCTTTTCTTGGAAAGACCCGTACTGAATGAGGTAGTTGTTCATTGCCTCTGCTTTGGCATCGGCATCCTCTTTCAAGGCTTTGGCGGTCGCTTTCTTTTGATTCTCTGTATTTTGCTGTCGGGCTTTATTTAATGCGTCGAATTGTTCAGTCGTCAATCCGTTTTCATTGACCGAAATCCCCGCCTCCTTATTTTCGCGTTTCCAATCTGCTTCCTGCTTGTCAAGTTTGTTTTTCTGTGTAGTATATTCGAGGTCGATCATAGCGAGTTTTTTAGCCAAACCCTCTTTCATCGCCTCAATTTCGGCAGCTTTGGTTTCCTCCTCGATTTTAACGAGTTCTTCGCCGAGCTTCCTTGCTTTATCGGCCCGTCGTTCCGCTTCTTTCGCGTCTTTCTCGGACTGTTTGTCCTGCTTTTGAGCATCCTTATCCGATGCGGGTTTTGTCGCATCATAAGCCTTTTTTGCCGCATCGAGGGCTTCTTTCAGTTCTTTCGCCTTACGCTCGTATTCTTCGTGCGTGAGCTGGTTGCCCGTTTCATTGAGAAAGTCGTTGTATTCTTTCAGCGCTTTTTCATAGGCCGATTTTGCCGCTGCGCCCCATTCTGCACTCGAATCGGTCGGCAGATTCCGTTTGTTCTGCTCTGCGCGTAGCTTGTTGAGCTGATATTGCAGTTCATCGCGGGAGAATGTGCCCGTTAAAGCGGCATTCCCCTGCGTGATTTTTCCGTATTTTGCCTCTTGGAGCTGCATTTGAGCAAGCAGGGTTTCACGCTGCTTGATCTGCTTTTCGATGGTTTCATTGCTAACCCCCGTCAGGTTCTCGAAATAGGCATTTACGTCATTTTTGCGTACCTGCTCCGAAAGAGCCTTACGTTTGTTGTAAAGATTCTGTAATTCGGCTTCTTCGTCGCGCGAACGAGCGGATTTAAGGACACTTCGAGCGCGATGCTGACCATAGCTGTCTTGGTAGTATTGCGTCGCCCATTTCGTTTTTCCCTCCAACTCCTTTATTCTTGCCTCTACATCTTTCAACTCTGTTTTGGGGTTGGTGATGGATTCCTGCGCTTCAAGCTGGGCTATCTCCTCCTTGATTTGCTTGATATTTTTCAGCTTCTCATACTCGGTGTCGTATTTGGCGAAAATATCGGGGTATTTCATTTCGAGTTTGTTCAGGGCCTCCCTGCGGGTGTCGGTAGCGACAGCCTCGTTAGAGGCGATAGAACATAATTCCTCGATTTTACGCTTGTGTTCATCCTCTGCCTCGATGGTTTTCTGCTTTTGGGCTTGATACTCTTCCTCGGCTTCTTTCATTCGCTCGGTTTCGGTTTTCATGGAAAGGAGCGCCGCAGTAACACCAGCCAGCAGAGTAGCGATGAGGACATAGGGATTCGCAAGCATCGTTGCGTTGAGCAGCTTTTGAGCTTTCTCTACGACTACGAGCCATCCGTAATGTATCGCTTCGGCTGCGGTCAATGCTCCGACGCCCATTGCCTGCAAGCCTTGTGCGGCCGCGACAGCCATGCAAGCTGTTCGGTAAACGCCATAAGTCGCAACCAGTCCCATAAGGACGCGGCCGACCTGCTCATAGTTTTCGATGAGCGAAGAAACCACATCCAGCGAATCATTGATAATACCCTCGGATTGCTTGCCGATTGCATTGAACATCGACGAGAGGGCATCTTGTATGTTTGAAATCTTTCCGGTAATGGTTTTAGATTGCTCCTCCATGAGGTTGTAGAACATTCCGCCCTCGTTCGTGAGGTTCTGAATGACCTTTTGTACCTCAGGGAATCCGACTTTTCCCTCTTCGACTAATTCCCGAACCTTATTTTCTGCGACGCCGAGGATCTGCGCGAGTTCTCGAATCATGGGAATACCTCTGCCGGTAAACTGATTGAGGTCTTGCGTGTAGAGCCGCCCCTGCGTCATGGTCGTTCCATAGAGATATACGATGTCGCTGAGAGGCTGGGAAAGTCCTGCGGCGATGTTGCCGAGGCGGATCAGGTCGTCATTTACATTTTCGACATTTTCACCGTATGCGAGAAGCCGTCGTGCCCCATCGGCGATACCTTGCAGGTCGAAAGGGGTTTTCGCTGCGGTATCTATGAGTTGATCCATCAACTGAACGGCTTTCTCTTCGCTTCCGAGCATGGTCTCGAATGCGACTTCGAGCTGCTGAAACTCGCCTCGGATATTGATGATTTGGCGGATAAGAGATTGGGCGGTAAAAGCCATGCCGATACTTGCGGCGGTTTTCGCCACATTCCCCAAAGTGCCATCCAAAACATTTCCTGCATTGGTAACATCTTCAAGGGTCGATTTCGCCGTAATGCCTGATCTGCTTACAGCTTTGCCGATACCGTCTATTTTAGCGCCGAGCTTGCCCTCCATCGTAGCGATTTTCGCTTCAATTTGAGAGATGCCGGTTTCCAATCCGCGTAAATCTACGGATGTGCCGAAACTCAATGCGCCGTCATCATTTTTCATATCCTTACAACCTCTTCGTCATCTGTAAAATCCGTGAAATTTTCAGGGTTATTCGCATCCTTGCTGTCATCATAAAGCGGTCTGCTGTTTTCGGCTATATCACCGGGCATCGGCATTGCTCGACTATACATGATGGCATTTACATAGCTGATCTCATATAAGGCGTATTTTTCTGTTACTCCGAGTGTTTTAGCTATTCCGAGGACGGTTGCCCAAATGCTGTCGTTCAGTCTTTTACCACTTCCTTGGTGGGTTTGAGGATATTTGCCTCGGACAGGGAAGTGGTAATGGCGAAAAAACTGCCTATCTCCATGTCTTGAAGCCGTTGAACTACGACATTGAACAAGGTCGTCGGACTGACGTTTTCCAGTATGATTTTGGCGAGCTCCGCCTTTTTATCAACCTTGATTGTAGTTTCGGTTTTACGCCGGATCAGCCCGAACAAATAGCGTTTCTCCTGTGCGATGGTGCGATATTCGATGAGGTTTTTCGCTCCGAGAATAAGCACGGCGGCAATATCGCCGATAGGTCGATAATATCGGGCATAATGCAATACCGAGGTTACGATCTCTTCGGCCGGAACCTTTTTTACAACGGGAAGAGTTGCTACGATCTCCGAGATGAGAATCAAGGTTGCAGTAGATGGAGGGGCTATTTCGTATGTAACCCCGTCAATGTCGATGCTGCCGATGCTCTTTTCAAGAATCGCCGATGCGACGCTATTTTCGATAGTATTCTGTTGTTCCATATCCCGATAAAATTGCGGAGGGTGGAGGATTCGAACCTCCGAAGCCTTACGGCTTGCCTCGTTAGCGGTGAGGTGCATTCAGCCACTCTGCCAACCCTCCTGTTTGCGGTTTGTCCTGCCAACCGCAAAGGGTGTCTCTCCACTCGTCAGCATCTTACGATGCTATTCAGGCTTTGGCGGCGGCCCAATCTTCGGCCTTGACCCGGAACTTCTTGTAAAGTTCCCCATCGGAGCAGGCGAGAATCTTGAATGTGAGATCGACATACGATCCCTCCTCCTCGGAGCTACCCGGACGGAATGATACGTGTGTGCGCCGGGCCTTGATGCCGATAGCGCCGATGTTCTTGGGCGTGAGTTTCACGGAGAAATCGTCCGATACGACGTTGGTTTTCACGGTCAGCTCGTTGCTGTCCTCCGAAACGACCGCTCCGGTAAACATTTTTTCCTTGTCGAACTCCATCTCCTTGACGCGGGTCGTCAGGGTTACAACCGGCTCGCCCTCTTCCTCGGCGACCACGATTCCGCCTGTCGCCGTTGCGGTCAGGGTTTCGCCGTCCTCCGTGGCAAGCGTCGTCGATTTGTCGTTGATAGTACCGATGTCGGTCAGGGAGGCTGCCATAGCTTCGTCGTCGCCTGTTTTGCCGACCTCGATCTTGCACTTCGACCACGACATGATGATCTTCTTTCCCATAGTTTTATTCTGTTATGCGGTTGAACTTAATTCTTGCGTAAATGAAATGTTGCTCTATATCCTCGTTGCGCATCGTGGTCGGTGTCGCATCGGTCGAGAGCCAATACTCCGTACCTCCTGCGGTTTCTACGAATGAGAGAATCAACTCCTGCAATTCGCCGATACGCTTCCTATCCGGAACCATTCGTCCGTCGGTGTAGGGTATATCGGGGACATAAAGATTGAAAATCACCACGCCCGTCTGTACCTGTTCATCAAGTCCCGCGAGGAACTTGACGATCAAATCCTCCGTTGTGGCGTCGGTCGGGCGCATTTCGGGCCGGTAAACCGTTCCTCTGATGGCTTTCCCGAGTTCGCTATTCTTGACGAAAGAATAGAAATCCCTCTCAATCTGCGTCTCCGTTTTTATCATCTCTCTATTCGATTAAATCGTTGAGTAGTTTCTTGGCAAGGGATTCGGCTTTCAATTCGGCGGATGTGAGTACGTCCTTGTGGTGGATTGCTTCGACGTATGCGGCGTATTTCATGCCTGCACAGACGATCAGCACCACACCCCACGGAAATTTCGCTTGCAGTTTTCGGAGCAACGCTTCGGCGGCGGGCGGGCCTGCTTCTCCATGCCCGTTCTTGCCGTTGTATTGCTTCGAGGCTCCCGTTACGACGGGAGTTCCGTCCACAAGTACCACGTAGCCTATTGATGACCTCAAATTTCCGGTGATGTCGTTGTAGCTACCATTTTCACGGGCGATTCTTATGCACTCCTCCCCGATATAGGAGAGCTGTTGCACGAGTAGGGCGATGATGTCTTTCATCTTTGCCTGCAATCCGGCTTTTAGCTTCCGCATATTCGTCTTGCTGACAATGACGCCCTTATATTTGCCGTGAGTAGTAACGACCTTTGCCATCACACTACGATTTGAGTTCTGCCTACGGTGGTGAGAGGTTCGGCACTCATTACGCCATATTCGCCGAGATTTTCGCCCATCCTTTCGAGTTTCACCCGATTGTAGGGGAAAGGGATGCACTCCACGAGAATTGTGAATGAAGCCTGCCGAAATTCGCCGTCTTCATATTGCCCCTTGCGGTTGTCGCTGTTGGTCTTGATGGAGCAGGGGATCGCCTCGCTCCATGTAGATTGAGCCTTGATAGGCTCGCCCCATTCGTCGATACCGCCCTCGGTGAGTATCTTGTAGCGTAATGTGCCGTTGTACCTCATATCACCATAGATGCGTGCCGTCCTCGATCACGCGCATATAGTCGGAGAGCACCTCGTCCGCATCGAGGCCGTAATTGCCGCACCAAATCGAAAGGCTCTGTTTGAGGGCTTCTTCGCTCATTACGGAGGTCGATACGCCATTCTCCGAACGGCTGTTTTCGACATATCCGATGACAAGGCGGGCGGCAACCCGAAAGATCATAGGGTCTTTCGGGGTCGCCTCGGCCTTTGCGTCGATGCCCTCATTGAAGAGCGCAAATTCGATGGTCGCGTTATCAGGATA